AGCTTTAGCTTTAGCTTCAATTAATTCACTTGGTGCTTTTGCTTCTGCCCTTATTGTGCTGAGCGCCTTATCTGCCGCTTCAAGAAATGCTACCCCACCAGGCAGTCTGGCCATATACAAACCGATTGTGGCCTGTGCGCCAGTTGGGTTTGCTTCAATAACTTGAATAGCTCTTTCTGCTTCTTTAGCATCATTTTCACGCCCGCTGTTGCGTAATGCAATGGCTTTATCTGTAAGGCGTTGCACTGCAATATCAAGTTTGCCTGCTTTAACGGCTGAATAAACTTCTCCGCCCATGCGTAGGTCATTTTGTTGTTGTTCTTTGGTTTTTCTTTCAAAACCCTGTGTAACGATTGCCGCCTGATCTTTTGGCAAAAATGCTGCTACACGCTCATAATCTGCGGATGTTGCGTTCGGATTGGTGTATAAATTTGCAAGTTCTGCCTGAGCCTTTTTTGCTTGCTCAAGGGCTTGAATTTCTAATTGGCGTTTTTGTTGTGCGGCTTCTAAAGTGGCAACATCAGTGCCAAGTTTAAAGCCTCCAAGTGCTGCTTCAAATGGGTTTTGCACATCAGATGCGTAATTGATTGGTGGCTGGAATGGGTTAATGGTTGCCATAATTTAACCTGTTAAAAAACGTAGCCGCCTGCAACACGGGGTTGACCAGGGCTTGGTGCTGTCGTAACACCACCCCTGCCAGCTTGGAATCCATAAAGTTGTGCTGGTAAGTTTAAGAACTGACCATAAGCCTTTGCCTCACCAAGTTGTCCTCCAGCAAGTGCCTGCCCTTGATTTGCAAGTAAGTTGGCAATGTTTGTCCCAGTTTCAACGCCTTGTGCGCCAACACCAGTTGCCGATGCTTGACCTATTTTTAAGAGATTACCTTGTGTCTCTCTGCCAATGTCAGCAAAACCACCAAGCCGGCCGAACTGTCTTTCAATTTCTTGTTGCAACATTTGTGGCCGAAACTGTGACAATGCAGCTTGGATATTTCCACCACGCAACCCACCAGTAGCTGATGCACGTTGCAGTAAAGCCTCTTCCCCAGCTTGAACCGAGGCTTGGAAACCACCACCACTTTCAATTTGGGCAATCGCCTCTCTTTGTCTTTCAGGGCCAAGTACGCCAGCCAATGCTTGCTGTTGTTCAAATGCTTTTGGGCCTGCTTCCGCATATTGCTGTAAACCTTCAATCGCAGGAACACCAGCAGAAATATAAGGCTTTAGCAAAGTTTGCATTGCATCAAACTGCCTACGCTGTTCTTCTACGCCTGCTTGTGCTGCACCAGCTTGTGTTTCAGCCGCACCAGAGGCCGCATCTGCTTGCATTTTGCTGCCAAGCAGGGATGCCCCAATGGTTAGACCTGTAATTGGATCAGGCATCGCCGAACTCCTTTAAATAATCTTCTAGCGTTTCGCCATATAAAGCCATCACATGATGACCGTGCTTGGTAGCAAAACCAGCCCCATGCACCAGCGAGACCGCCATCAAAATCAAATCGTAATATCCAGCTCGCCACATGAACGACTTAGCATCTGCTTGTTTATTGCGTTCTGCCGTGTCCGAGGCTTGCCACTTGAGAATCATTGTCGCCAGCAAGGGCGTTAAATGGTTGCTGTTTCCAATAAAAAATGCGTTCTGGTGCATACCCACCAGAGTGTTCCAAATGGCCGCATTAAGGTCTTCTCGTGCTACTGTGTCGCCGTCTGCTACGTCATCAAAGACTTGAATTGCGTCATAGACCATTACCAACCATTCAACGGCTGGTTGGGGAAGCATAAAAACCTTGGTCAGGTTCTCTCGCAGTCCATCGGTCATGCACAACTCCTATACAGGGCAGGCCGCTGGATGCCAGAACTCAGCGACTGAATTTTCGCACAAATTGACAAAAGGTCAATCCTCATCTTCTTGATCTTCCCAAGCCTGACAAACCCGCATATCGTTGCAGATAAAGTTCAGCTTTTCGCAGTGACCTCTGAACCCTGCGCCCTTGTCATAAGCCGCCATTGGGATGCGTTCAATCCGAACTTGGGTCATAAAGCTGTTGTCGTAATACTCGCAGTTTGAACAATGCTTGCGTCTTGCGTCTTTTTCATCGCACTGCATAGCCTCTGCCAGCCCTGCGTAGAACTCCTTATTTGCGCCAGCTTCATTGGTGGGCATTTCAGGGCCATAGTTCCAATCAGCCACCGCAACCGCATAATTCTTTTTGTTTTGGGCATTGGTTAAAAACTCATCTTCCATCGGAAGGCCATTGAAGCCCCGTGGGATAACCATAAACTCTTTCATGCTGTTCTCCTTATGAAATCTCTCGGCCCGATGCTCGGATGGTCAGGGATGTTGCCGCCCCTGCGATTGTGGAAATAAAACCACCAACATCTAATGTCTGACCCACCAGCTCAGGGCAGGTGTAAGTCTCATCTGGCACGATGGTGCGTGTGTCGATAATCAGGTTCGATGCCCCTGCCGTGCCGCCAGTAGTTACCAAGTTGCAACTGAAAGTCACATTGTTGGCGCTGGTGTTGGTCACCGTGAACTTGTCAATAATCGCCTTGACATTGCTGGCGGTGTATTGGGTGGTTTGGCTGTTCTCTGCCTGTTTTGCAGGGATAAGCACTTTTACTGTAACTGTCATTGGACACCTCCGATATTATTTGAAACTGTTAGGATTATGGACGGAATGGCTGGGACTGGTGGCGTTGCGACAACAGAAAGTAATTCAACACTGAGATCAGTCACCGAAAACATCAGTTCGACATAATCATTGGCCTTGAGGTCAAAAAAGTAATTTAGAGATGAGAAAATTTCACCGTTATTACCTTGAACCCTAATCTGGCTTGCACTGTCTGGCACATCTGTTCCGTTAAGCCTAAACCAAAAATAAAACTCTGCCGTGCCGCCGCTGGTCTTATCCAACTGAAACGAGGTATCAAAGTTATAAATACCCTCGCTGTCCACAATGATTCTTGATGTTGGGCTGCCAATAAATACCCCATTGCTCAAGTCTGTCGTGTTGAATGTAATGGCTTTGGCTGTGTTGATAACTGTCGCAGTCTGGGTGGTGGTGTCGTAAAACGACCCATATCTTGCCCGTTTAAACTCCCGTGGTGGTGGAGTCATCTGCAAACCCTCAACTGCTTTATTCAGCTTGTCCACCAATGCCAAAGCCTGATTTGCTTTGCTTTCAGCCAATGCCACAGTCACCGCAGTTTCTTGCGCTAAGGCAGTAATCTGCGCCAACGCATCATTTGCTGTTGATTGGGCTGTCCCAGTGGCAATATTTATCTCAAGCACCACATCAGGTGCAATCGCATCAACAACCGAAAACAATAACTCAAACTGCCTGATTTGTTGTTGGTCAGTCAGGAATGAGGCAAGCTGGTCACGGGTCAGATTCAGCTTGCGGGAGATTGGTGCAGTTGCCATCAGTACGCCAATGCCTCAATCTGCGCTTCTAAGCGCACATAAGACACATGGGCATCACTATCGCCACGGAAACGCTGGATGCGCCAGTTCCTCATACTGCCCTGCTGAAACCAAGCCAAACGTCTTTTTCGATTGCCAATCGTGCCGACATAAATAAACTTTTCTTGTGAATAAGTTTGTCCATCCAGCGAATAACTGGTGCTAATTTGCGGGTTATCACCAAGCGCAATGCTTCCAGTCAAACTAACAAGTTCCATCTCGTTAAAAATTGCCCCGTTGCTTTCGTTGTAAACAATCAAAGTGCCAAACTCCCATCGCACCTGTTGCCCCCAGTGATGGCCTATATCCTGCACCAAGTATCCAATGCTGGTACTTTGAGGGTCACCAACCATCCACTTGTCGTAAACCCAAACCATGTTTCTTGCTCGGTATTGTGCAAATCCAGTCAAAGTCGTGGTCAGCGTAAACCAAACCGCCGTTTCTAAAGCTTTGGACGCAGAGGCATCAAAGACTATTGTGCGGTCAGGCAGGTGGACATATAGATGCTCATGGTTCTTGTCATTCCTCGCCTCTAGCTTGACCAAAGCCAGTTGAGCCTCGGTGTATTCCAGCAGGAGATTGTCGATTTCTTGTGTGCTGATTTTCTCAGTCACGGCGGCTGCGCCTACATAAATGCCTGGCGCTTCATTCCTTGCACTGCCCAAAAAAGCAATGCGGTCAA